GATACGATTCTGACCATCGGCGCGAACGATCCGGTCTATTTCGTGCAGGAAAACGGGCGCGGGCGATATGAAATCTACTTTGGTGACGGGATTCTAGGCAAGGCTCTATCTGACGGAAACATCATCGAAATCACCGGCCTCATTTGTCACGGTTCCCTTACGAACAATATTGCGTCCTTCTCGCCCGTATCCTATTGCGGTTACAACGCAATGAATCCAACTACACAGTATACCGCAACAGTCACGGTTCTACAACCGGCTCTTGACGGTCAAGACAAGGAATCCATCGAGTCGATCAGTTTCAATGCACCGAACCTGTACGAAATCCAGAATCGTCTCGTGACGGCGGAAGACTACAAAAATTTCATCCTCTCGCAATACACCGACATTCAAGCAATTTCTGTTTGGGGCGGAGAAGAGAACGACCCGCCATTTTTCGGAAAGATGTTCCTGTCCTTGAAGCCGACATATGGCTATACAGTATCACAACAGAAGAAAGATGAAATTTTGGCTAAGCTCGATGAACGCAACGTCATGTCCATCGAGCCATATATTGTCGATCCTATCTTCATCTATATCAGTCCAACCGTTCGCGTCAATTACGACAACAACTTGACAACGCTCGATACTGAAGCGTTGTACGCCAAGATCACGCAGACGATCAAGGACTTCGAGACAAATTCCCTAGGCAATTTCGAGAAGTCTTTCCGCTATTCGCGATTCGTTGAGGCAATTGACAATACCGATCCGGCCATCATCTCGAATCAGACAACCATTCTCCTCGAAAAGAGGATGCAACCCGTCATCAACTCGAATCTGTCGTATGAAATCAACTTCTCGACGAGCCTCATGAATCCATATCAAGGGTATCTGGGGTGCATCTCGTCTTCGTCTTTCCGCCTGTCCGGTTATCCCAATGACTTGTTCCTCGACGATGACGGTTACGGAAAGCTCCGCATCTATTACGTGGACGCGAAGAACACAAAACAATACGTCAACCGAGATGTGGGTAGTGTTAACTACGACACCGGCAAACTGATCCTCAAGTCTTTCCGGGTGACTTCATACGCGGGAGACGACATCCGCATTCTGGCGCAAATTACCGACAAGGACTATCAGCCTATTCGCAACGAAATTGTTCTTCTGTCTTATCCTCGTGTCGAAATGTACAATATCAATACGAGTCGCGTCATCAAGGCAGGAACAATCGACGTAAATGGAAATTATTCTCCGATCAAGAGTGCACCGATTCTAGGACTCGTTAAACTGTGACGAATCTTTATCCGTCAAATACAATTTCAGTATTTACGAAGAGTCAATTTCCGTCATTCATGTTGACGGATGGGCCTCTTATGGTCAAATTTATCGAATATTACTATGAATGGCTGAGTCAATTCGATAATGCTTTGGATGTGAACCGAAAACTACTAGAATACAATGACGTTGATACGGTTCCAGACAAATTCCTGCATTTTCTCAAGAACGAATTCATGAAGTCGATCCCGGTCAATTCAACGACCGTGGATCAACGGTTCTTGATCAAACACATCAAGGACTTCTACAAGGCCAAGGGCACGGAACTCGCATACCGTTTGCTGTTCCGAATTCTGTATAATGAGGAAATCAGTTTCTACTATCCCGGACGTGACATTCTTCGTGCTTCGGATGGGCGATGGGTTATCGACAAGACCATCAAGGTTGTTATGCAACCGGGGGTGCAACTGGACATTTCCCGTCCGATTCGCGGCTTGTATAGTGGAGCAACTGCCCGCATTAGCACGTCATATAACTACATCGAACAAACGTTTCCGGGCTTTTACTTCGACGTTACCGAAATCTTCCTTGATCTTATCACCGGAGAATTTATACAAGACGAGCCCATTGCATATGACGATGACGAAACACTGACGGAAATAGGTGACATCATCTCGAACGGTGTCATCGAATATCCGGGGCATTACAACGGCACCTACGGATTCCTGTCCGGTGACAAGTACCTCCAAGACAACTTTTACTATCAAGAATATTCATATGTGATCAATTCGCCGCGCTCGCTGGATCAATACGAGACGCTAGCAAAAAAATTGGTCCATCCGGCGGGCACGAAACTTTTCGGTGGCATTACATCAGTCGTCGAGTTTCCGGATACTGCCGCCACCATCGTGACGAGCGATCAAGTCCACATCGTCATCGATGAAATGCTCATTGATTTGCCAATCGACATCATCAACGAGCACGCACAAATCGATGATAGTATCACATCGATTCTGTACTTCGAGAATGTGTTCGACGGTTGGGAACCTCGCACAACTGGTTATACATGGACGCTGGCGCAGACTTCGTTCTACCTTACGACACACGACGAAGATGCTATCGTCACGCACAATAATGAAGCCTTCTATTTCGGTACGGCGAATGAGCTTCTGAATGTATATGGTTCTGACTATGTGGCAGACTACGAATATGTCGCGCCTCTTCTCGATGTTCCGATTCTGTTTATTGGTTCGAAGAGACTTCTATACTCCAAGGGTATTACCTTCCCCTCGCAAATTACCGCAAATTCTCTGATCGAGATTCATAACCTCGACGGAAATACTGTCATCAACCGCATGGTTACGGAACGGTATTCTGACCAATTGCTATTATTGAATGATTCATATTCTTGGCCAAATACCGGATTCGACTCTTTCTATCTGTATTCGTCGCAGACGGGAACGCAAGGAACGCTGGTCAACATCAACACGACGACTGTTGGCAACGGGACCGTGACAATTACCTCAACGCCAAACACGTCGATTATGTTGGAGGCCAATACCTACGGAATCACGAATTCCATGTTCACCGACATGAAGGTGGTTATCGGTGACGGAACAGATTTCAGGCGACACATGGACAGCGGTGACATTATTCAAATTGGTGCCAATACCGATAATATATACGTAATATCACGGGCACCTTCCAATAAATTCGTCGTCCTTCGTGATTCTTATGCCGGACCGCCAGCAAATAACGAAATTTACTCATATACTCTCCTGTAATGATATAAATAACTACACGAAATTTAAAAAGACGAGACTGGAATGAGCAGTAAAGTTACTTCACGATTCAAGATTCACAATGCCTTGCAATTCAAGGAACAGTTTGACGAGGCCGATCCGTCTCACATTTACTTTTTCATCGGCAAGTCAACTCCTTGGCCGTCCGACGAGAACCCGCCATCCGCGAACGACACTGTCTCGACGATTGATTATCGCACATGGGACGACATTTTGTCGATGAAGAAACTGCAACCGTCTGACGTGACGTTTGCTGTTCCGCGCTATGACTGGTCTGCGTCCACGGTATATCAGATGTATCGGTTCGATGCCGATATCACGCAGGAACGCTTCTACGTAGTCACCGACGAATTCCATGTATACAAGTGCCTGTACAATAATAAGGGTGCTCCATCTACGGTAAAACCAACTGGTACGTTGACAACCGCGTTCCAGACGGCAGATGGTTATATTTGGAAATACATGTACAGCATTTCTCCGGGCGACGCCCTGAAATTCGTCACGGCAAACTACATTCCGGTGAAGACTCTGCCGACTGACGATGGTTCCTCGCAGTGGGCAGTGCAACAAGCGGCAGTGCCGGGCGACATCCAAGTCATCGAAGTCACGAACGGTGGCGCGAATTATCGCGCAAATTCCGGCACGGCACAGACTGGCGATGCTACGTCAATTACGCTGGCGACTACCGCATCTTCTGTCGGTGGATTCTATGTTGGGTGCGACGTTTATATTTCGCTGGGCACCGGTGCGGGGCAGATTCGTCGCATAGTCGGTTATAACGGCACGACGAAGGTTGCATTCGTTTCTCCCGCATGGGCAACTCCGCCAGATAACACGAGCGTCTATACCGTCGCGCCAGCTGTTGTTATCACTGGCGACGGGGCAGATTACAAGGGAATTTCGGTTGTCTCAAACAACTCGATTCAATCGGTCACGACTCTTGATCCGGGGCACAACTACACTTTCGCTGATGTCGTATTTTCTGGCAATGGCGGCTCTGGTGCCATGGCGACTACCCACATCGCTCCGCTGACTGGCCACGGTGCCGATCCCGTTTCGGAACTCTACGGCTATAACATCATGTTGAATGTGCGTCTATCCGGACGCGAAGCCAATAACTTCATGGTTGGGAACGAATTCCGCCAAATTGGCCTCATGCTCGATCCCATCGTCGATACTTCAAACACAGTAGGTACGGCTTCCGTCTACAATCAAACGACACTTCTGAAGTTTACCGGCGAAACCGGAACCTTCATCAACGACGAAGTGGTTACCGGACTGACGAGCGGTGCGACGGGGTATGTTGTCGAATATTCACAGGCAGACGAAATTTCTTTGGTGAATGTCTCTGGCACCTTCCAGACATCGGAACTCATCAGCGGGAGCAATTCATCTGTCACTGCGACGGTCACTCAAGTGACCCCTCCGCCGATCCGTAAATATTCTGGCAAGATTCTATATCTTGAAAATCGAACGCCCATCACTCGTAACCCGACGCAGGCGGAAGATTTCAAGACGATCATCAAATTCAGCTAAAACAGAAGAGATTAAAATTGGCCAATACCAATCTCGTTACTGATTTTTCCACGAGCCCCTATTACGACGACTTCGATCCGAAGAAGGGATACTATCGCATCTTGTTCCGTCCATCTTACGCGGTGCAATCGCGTGAGTTGACGCAGATGCAGACTATGATTCAGCATCAGATTGATAGTTTCGCTTCGCACATTTTCAAGGAAGGTTCGCTCGTTGAAGGCGGCAGCATCAATCTAGATAAGTTTCTAAATTACGTTAAAATTAGAGATAATGATTATCTTAATGTTCCGGTTAATGTTGACAATTTCGTAAATCTTAGAATTAGAGGCGTAACATCAAACGTTCACGCTATCGTCACAAATGTTAGTGACGGTAATGAACTATCAGCCAATACCAAAACTCTTCACGTAAAATATATTTCAGCAGGCGGCGCAAATAATGATTTGAAAACTTTCCTAGTCGGAGAAAGACTCGAAAGCGTTAATACAAGTACGGTTTTCACTGCTAATATTATCAGTTCAAATACAGCATTAGGATATGGTTCTTCACTCACTGTCGAAGAAGGCACGATCTTCGCGAAGGATCATTTCATTTATTTCCCACGTCAATCTGTCATTCTAGATAGATACAATAGATTTCCTAATTGCTATGTCGGATTCATCGTCCACGAATCGATCATCACGCCGGAACAAGATTTCACGCTAAATGACCCGGCGCAAGGCTCGTACAATTACGCGGCACCGGGGGCTCATCGCCTGAAACTTGACGCGGAACTGGTTTCTTTGCCGTTGTCTGCCAATACTGGCAATAACTTTGTCATGCTCTATGAAATTAAAAAAGGTGAAGTTCAACAAAAAAATGATAAACCTCAATACGCAGAAATTAAAGATGAATGGGCGCGCCGAACTTACGACGAATCCGGACACTATGT